TAAGACCTCATCTTTCGCATTTGGATCACGGCCTTCTATCTTAGCCACAGCAGACAAGTACGCCTCACTTGCAGTTGCACCAGAACCTGTTGTCGAAGTAGATGCAGTTGTGCCGCCTGTATCAGTTCCTTCAGCAGTTGTCATAAGGTCTATGTTGTCTGCGTCAGTATCAGTGCCATCAAGATTCATACCAGACATGCCAGCTAAAATAGCTTCTTGATCTCTAAACGCGTTAATCTCGGCATCGGTAGGTGGGGCTGTCCCTGAATCTACAGGTTGACCGTCAACATAACTTGTACCTCTGTATTGCCCGGTAAAGTTTGTACCGTCAGAGTTCTTTAAAGCCTCATTATCAGTAAGATCAAAATTAAGGTCAAGAATCGTGTCATCAAGAGCGCCAGTGTTAATTAAACCCTCCATAGCCAGATCAGCCGAAAGATCATTCTCAAGTCCACGGCCTATGTCTCGCAAGTCTAAATTAACTCCACTAAGATCACCAGTGTTGTACTGAGCAATTTGATCCTCAACAGACAACGGACCCGTAGTAATATTCGTTAAACCCTGTTCAGCAAGCTGGGCCTCTAACTCTGCACTTGTAGGCGTGTAGTCCTCATCGTCAGTGCCGTCACCAAGAGCTAACTCAGTAACTACGCTTGGCGCAGTGTCCTTGCCCTTAATATCAGTGGTAGAAGTGGTAGAAGTGTTAGCAGCGTTAGCAGCTTCAAGCTCTGTAACATTGCCAAAGTCGTACTTATCAAGTCCTGCTGCTTCGCCCGGAACAACGCCAGATTCAACTACAGCTTGAGCCAAACTACGGTCAACGCCAGAATCAACAAGGTCTTGAACCTTATCTAAATTAGTCACAGGAGTTTCTACAAAATCATTAGCATCGTCATAAGACTCAAGGTTAATGCCAGCATCAGTATTATCACCCAATAAATCAACATCAACGCCAAGTTCCGCAAGTAAAGCCTCAGTCTCGTCTACAAAATCAAAACGGTCATCAGGTAAATCATCTACGAAATCATAACGACCATCATCTAACTGTCCTGAAGCGCCCAACTGCTGATTGCCATCATAAGTAATCGCAGCATCGTCAGGAATCGCAAAGTCAGGACCCTGAAACTGATTACCATCAACAGTATAACCAGCCGTACCATCGTCAAAAGTATCACGATCAGAAGGAGAAACAAAACCCGCTGGAACATCAGGACCAGCAAATTGATTACCATCAACAGTATAACCAGCCTGACCGTCAGTCATAGATGCTATGTCAAGAGCCTGTTGCTGTGCAGCCGCATATTCCACGTCAGCAGCGTTCGCAGCCTCCTGAGTAGAATATTCATTGCCAAACTGATCATAATAAGTGGGCGGAGCAACAACAACAGGAGTAGTGTCAACAGGTTCGAGAGTTATAGGCTCATCAGATGCAAGCGTGCTACCAGCCAAGTTTATACCCGTATCAGAATCGGTGTCCGCAGCAAACTGAAAACCAGACTCGTCAGTGTCAGCTTGCGCCGCTGTCGTGTAATCCTGACCACTCGCAGTAGTCGTGAAGTCAACAGGCTCCGCGTACTGATCATCCGTTAAATTAACTTGTTCATTAGCCGCAAGCTGTGCATTTAACTCAGCAGACGTAGGCGTGTAATCCTCGTCATCATCAAAAAAACTAATCGCCGTGTTTATTTGCTCTGTTGTAGGAATCTCGTCGTAAGTGCTACCAGAATCAGAGTCAGAAGAACCAGTGCCAGTAGCTGCTTGATTGTTGTAAAAATCTTCCTGAGTAGTGCCGTAAGCCGCTTGCTCGTAATCAGACATGCCACTGTCAGAGCTAGAAGCACCAATATTAGAAGCACCGCTACCCTGATAACCGTCAGCAGTCTCAGCGCTAACTATATTACCGCCAATGTTAACCGTAGCGCCAACACCTTCAGCATCAATCGCATCATAGTAATTGTCGTAAGTGTTAATACCACTACTACTGCTGCTGCTTTCGTTACTAGAAGGACTAGAACTGGTGTCTTTATCGTCACTACCGTTGCACATAGCAATCTCCTAAATAATTATTAAATTTCTTCATATCCTAGCCCTTACAGTATAACCAAAAGGCTCTAAACCAAATTTACTCCAAAGACGAGCAGTGCGCTCTGGATCAATGCCTGCATTCGCTCCACCAATAATCTCATCAGCAGAAATAGTGTGCGCCCAAGAAACAAAACGCTTCATTAAACGAGGACCAATCATCCCGCCGCGAAACGATCTGTCAACATAAACTAACTTCTCACGAGCCTGACGCCCGTTGCCAAACATCATGCCGCTGTAATCTCCTAACAAAACACCAACAATCTTACCATCAACAACCGCAATATCAGCAAAACTCTCTGGCTGATTGTCAATAAAACCACTTAATCTATCCGCCATCTTCTTAGGAACGTAATCAAAACTAGAATCACCACCCCAAACAGTCTCCTCGTGCATCTCACCTATAAGAGAAACTAACTCAGAAGAATCAGCCGCAGAAGAACGCCTATAAGAAACAACCCGGCTACGCATCAGTACCTACCCAAACCATCAAACAACGGAACAACACCGCCGTTCATCATCTGTACAGGCGCACTCCCAACACTCGCATTGTCACCAATCATACGACCAATCTGAGGATTGCCGCCCATAGGGGGTACTGGTCCCATAGGTCCCATAGGTCCCATCGGAGGCTTCGGTGCGCCCATAGGCATTCCACCCATCTGTCCAAAACTCGCAGGAGGTGGCTGTACCGCACCCATAGGTGGTACAGCCATAGGTGGAGGCATCTGCTGTTGCTGCCTCTGCATGAAGTTACTCTTGCGCTTGCGCAACGAATTTTTGAAATTAGCACGACCAGAAGCACTGCCGCCATAACCGCTAACCTGTGTCGATAACTGATTAGCACCCTGCGCAGCCTGCGGAATACCCGCCTGCGGAGGAGGAGCCATGCCCATGTTCGGCATCTGTGCAGGAGCCGCTGGAGGTGGACCCATCTGACCGCCCATAGGAGGTCCCATCGGTGCGCCACCACCCATCGGAGGCATAGACTTTACTGCTACCATCGCTAAATCTCCTGAAATTTAAAGCGATCCTAACAACAAATTAAAATTTAATCAATAACTTCAAGTAAACCATTCTTAATCATGCTGTCAGCTAACGCAGAACGGCTATGATAATAGTAATTTTTACCATTCCACTCGCACATCTCAATCGCAACCCGGCGTAAGAAAAAACGCTCATCGTCAGAACCGCCAACCATCCTGCGCTCCTGCAATACAGGAACAACATCACCAGCAGTCTGTGCAAAAAAATCAAACTGATCGCCGTAATTTAACCTGTATTTAGGCATCACGCCTCCCCATTTTCAATAAACGCAACAAACTAATAGGAGCAGACAAACTATCACCCTGAGAACTCCTCCCCTGCAAAGGTGGACGCAAAACGTGTATATATAAACTCTCCAAAACGTCCAAATCCTCCTTAGAACAACTAATATACGCATAAGAACTAAACTGTTTAGACTTGGAATGTTCTCGCATTCGAGAAAAAACATTTACAGATTGCCCTACATAAACAACCTTACTGCGATCAATCAAAAAATAAACGCCACATGCACTTTCAAGGTCACTATACAACTTACTAGAGTTTACAATCTCTCGCTCACTATACAAATTCTTTAAACCAAAATTAAACGCAATCTTGTTGAACTCCAAAACGCGGCCCAAATCCTCACGAAGATGCTCAAGCCTAGATACCTCAGAACGCAACAAATCAATGTCACGCTTCAACTCATCCTCAGTCCTCTTTAACTCATCAGACTCTGTAGGAAAAACCTCAAAACCATCAGATAAAGCACGCGAAATAACTTCAGAGCAACTGTAAACTTTACTCGTGAGTACGCTAAAACCCTCATGCCTTTTAGGAGAGCGATAAGGAATTGGAGAACCTAAAAGCTCACACTTAGAAATAAAACTCGTAACCTTCATAGTAGAAACCCTGAACAGCTTGTCCAGAGAACCACGAGTAAAATCACTCGCGTAAACTTCGTCAGATATAAATTCAGGCTTTTCCATTCTGCTTGGTACGTTATGGGAAGATAAGGGAGAGGTCAATGGATTTTTTTTGAAAAAAATTTTTGAGGGGGCCTATGAGTCCCAGATGGAGTGAAAAGGTTTTTGCTGGGAACTGTTTGAGGAAAACACTGTGTAAGTGATCTGCCCGACAACGTACCGATTAAGGGGGGGACTAGGCTAATCCGATCCCGATCCCGAACAATTGACCGAAACCGATAGGGTACCTTGGACAAAAAAAAGAGCGGGTAAAACCCGCCCTAATTATTCTTTATTTGCGCTATCTTAAAACTTGCAAGCTTTCATATGATACGCCCAATTGTTAAAATGGTAAGCTTCAATAATAAATTCGATTTCCTTGCGAGTAAAAACGCACGTTTTAAAATTAAGCATTTTATCAATTGAATATCTTTTATTATACCACGTTACAACTAATTGTGATTTTTCGGTTGGTGGCACGTCCCAACCTAAAAAATTATTAGTTTTCATTTCAGTTTTAATATTCATTTCATTATTTCCTTTTTACTAGATTTGGTGGCGCGTTATCACGCCACCAATATTGTGAAGCTAGCCTATGCTAGCGTGGTTATTCTATCTTGCCACCATTCAAATAATTCGTCACTAACGCCCGACCAAATACTAGCATTACCTATTCTGTGTTCGGGCAATAGTGAAGCACCGCTACCTTGCTCAGTATATGTAAACAAAACAGTGTAACTTGTGTGGTGCGTGCCATCGCCATAACTTGCACCATTCGCTTGTTGGGTATTAGTAACGACAGCCATATCGCCAACACGATTTCGGATTTCAGATACTGCCGCTCTAACACGTTGTTCACTACAACCCGTTGCGTCCATGATTTCTTGAGTAGTCGCGCCACCATCGGAACGCATCATTTGATATTGAACGCCAACACGCGCACCGCGTCGAAATGGTTGTTCGGGTGTGTTATGGTCAATTGTTCGGTTTCCGCTTTCAACGCGATTTGTGCGAGTATGGTCAACTAAGTTCAAAAGGAATTTTACCCAATTGATAATTTTGTCCGCTTCAATTGTTCCACTCGCTTGGCGAAATTCAATTGTGCCATTTGACCACGTTTGAAGATTGATTGCTGTAAACTTGCCAAATGTTAACTGTTGAATATTGGTTGCCGCTTCAATGCGCGATAATGAAAGCGGTGCGCAATATCTGTTATTGGTGCGTGACCTTGGAAACATTGTATTAACGACAGATTGTTGACGCGTGTATCGCATCATTAGGTCTTTTACTTCCACAACGTCCATCGCATCACCATAACAACCACTGATATATCTGCCTGTGCTATCTACACTTGCAATGCTATCACCACAAAAACGCGTTGCTGATATGTTATCAAGTAATGGTGCGTTGCCAATATGAACGTGTAAACCACAAGATGAATTGACGCGTGCGTTGACATCGGACAATACGCGACAAATCTTTTTAATGTAGTCCCACGCGAAATCGCATGGTGCGAGTGGTGGCAATACTATTTCAGCGTCAACTCTTGGTGTTCCATCGGGCTTTACCACACAGCCAAGAATACCCGCGTCAATCAAAGCACGTCTTATTGGCTCTTGATTTCTACCATGTGTCTCTACTTCTATTCCAAATCCATGTATCATTATTCTTCCCCCCATAATATATCTAAATAATTGTTAACTAATTTATCTAGTTCTGCACCTTGTCCCAAATGGTGTGCCACTACAAAGAGTGCATCTTGCGTTTGGCAAGCGTTTGGTTTGCTTTCCATTTCAAACCAAATATTCATCAGTTGGTTTGCGTCTAGTTTTGTTTGTCCTATGTAAGCCATTATCGTTTTCCTTTTTGCTAGATAATAACCTATTCTACTATTATCTAATCCCATAAAGCAAGGGATTTTGTGGGATAAACTGAAATTATTCGGGTTATTTTTGATCTTTTTTGCCATATTTATAAGGGTTTTTCGTGTCTACCGGGGAGTTATACAGGCAGCGTCTTAACCGGGTCCCGAATCCCGAACATATATGATCCCGAAGGCCCGATCCCGAACCCGAATCCCGAAGTCCCGGCATCCTGCTGGTAAAAATTCGTACAATTGTTCGGGTTATTTCCCAGCAGCAGCCAAAAAAAAAGCGCCGGGCCAGCGCTAATTTTTTATATTTATGAGTATTTATATGTGTATATATCTATATATATGTATATATATGACTCAAAGCCCGATCCCGAAGGATCGAACCCCGAATCCCGAACCCCGAAGTATTAAGCCGCTTCTCGTGGCTCCATTCCTTTTAGATCACTAATGTAAAAATGCTCATTATCTCCGAGGGGCATCATCTTTTCAGCACCGAGTACGAGATACTGTTTACCTCCCCGCTGTGCAACTCCCCACCTTCCATATCCGAATGTGGATAAAATGCCATTAATCCTATCGCGGGTTGTAACAGTAGGCCAACCTTTTAAGCTGAAGCCAATATCACCATCTAAAGTTCGCCATGCGATAATGTGTCCGTGTAATTTAACTACTTCACCGCTAGTTGAAGTACGAGCCGCAGTAGCTGACCTTCTATTATAAAAAGCCTTTGCAATTTTTTGAGTTTCTTTTCTCATTTTCTTTCCTTTCTACTAGAATACTCCCACAATATCCCATACTATATATTATGTCAACAGGTAAAGTTAAAAAGATTCACCGGGCTGCGCTGCTGGGGAGTCGCCGGGAAACATACAATTGTTCGGCTTATTACCAGCAGCGCCGGGGCTGGTGTTTTTACCAGCGCGGCCCGGCGGAGTCCCTGCTGCGGCCCCGGTTCCCAGCTACCCAGCGGCCCGAACCCGAACAATTGTTCCCAGTAAGCACCCCGGCAGCGCTTTTTCCCAGCGATTCACCCGGTAACTCCGCCGCCCCGGTAACTCCCAGCCTTCAGTTGTGGCCCCGAACCCGAACAATTCATCGGTTTATTACCCAGATTCGCTGCTGGCCTCGGTAGCTGCGGGTCCTGCTGGTATTTTAACCCGAACAATTTATCGGCTTATTCCCAGCCCCGAAGACTCCCGGTAGCTGCTGACTCCCGGAGCGCTGCTGGTGTTTATCCCGAACAATTTGTCGGGTTGTCTCCGGGGACCAGCGCTGCACTGATCCCGAATCCCGAATATAGTTGATTTTATTTAGAGGCTATTTAAAGGCTGCTGGAGTATCCCGAACAAGTTATGACCCCGAACCCCGAAAAGTCCCGAATCGGGCCTGTAGCGTGGCTCTCAGGGTTTCTGCGGGGCCTCCGTGGCCCGACCCGCCCCAAGTTATCCACTTACCCTGCGGCTTTCCCGTTATCGTATGTTATGTCGATTTGTTCGGGTTTTATGGGATTTTCTGCTGGTGTCACATCGATCATTCTATTTTTAGCGCGATCCATAAACTCTTGCAGTTGCTCAACAATCTGGTCCCGCGTTAGATTATCAACATTTTCGTGCGTTACATGGCTACGAGCTACCATAAGCCCCGTTACTTTAAGGCGCAGTTCCTCAGCTTTAATTGCGGCACTAAAGTTCCCAGCCTGCCATGCTTCGTCCCGCAGTCTTTGCATATCCCGAACAGATTTGGTCACAGACACCCCGTATTTGCTTTCTAGCTCTTGCCGCATTTCCTCCATGCGTTCCCGAACAACTGGATTATTAAGAAGCTGCACAGCCCGAACATTTGGCGACTTGTAGCCTGCTGCTCTAGCTGCTCCCGTTTGGGTC